TCAGCGATTTATTTTTATGTAGTATATATCGCCTTAAAATACCGTAAAATTAAAAGGTGGATTGTTTATAGGACTACTACACTCATAACAAAAACTCAGACTCTATTAGCTGACGCTTACCTGAGTTTATCAAATGACCACCAATAATCTTTCGATTCACCCCTATCGAAATAAATCATAACCATTCTATGTGTTCTGGATAGGAAATACATGACCTCATTGGTATTACCAAAAGTAAATTCCTCATCAGTTTTTTTAGACACACCTCGTATATTTACATACTTTTGCTTACTCTCACTCATCCTCTTCTTAGAAACATCACTAGCTGACAATCCCTTATTCCATGGTGTTTTACCCAAATTCTGTAAACGAACCTTCTCAACCACCAATGGGTTATGCATTGGATTATTCAATGTTAGAGCTTTAGATATTTTATTTCTTGTTTCCTTACTACGTGGTTTGCCCCAATTTGGATGTTTTTCACCCTTCAACGACATCTTCTCACGAGTCTCATCACTATGCTTAAATCCCGAAATACCCTCACCACCACAGGTTATATTAACCAATGATCCCTTACCAACACACCTTCGACCAATAATATCTATCAACTCAATCTCAATAGAATGAGCCTCTTTCTCGGTCAGATTCTCATACAACTTAGTAATATATGGACTACACCCATTCTTTAATATCTTATTTATCTTTCTAGATAAGAAACTATCATTCTTTTTTAGTTTATAATTTCTGAGGTGTGAGATGTATCTACTATCCTTTCCCTTACCTATATAAAAGGGCTCATACATATATGAAATGTTACCAAATGTTCTATTACAACACACAAACGGATTCATATAAACATAAACATAATAATCAGACATTATCTATATATAAATTATCACAACACACTGCAACTAATATACTTATCAAACCTTTTTATAAAAATACCATAAAAGAACTATGACAAAAGCGGAGAAAATAAATAAATTACAAATACTAAAAGAAAAAGCATCCAAACTCAAAGCCGAAGTTGACTATTATAATAGTTTACAACTCGCACTAAAGTTAGTACTGAACGGCAGCTACGGAGCGCTCGCGACTCCCTACTTTATACTGTTCAATGAGCACGTAGCAGGTAGTATAACAGCACAGGGTCGAGAATTAACTAAGAGGATGGATACAGATAATGTCGAATACTGGAGCAATTTATGGCATCTAGACTTCGAACTACATAAAATAATGGGTTTGAAAGAAATCAAAACAATATCAAAAGATGAGAACGTATCTATATATGCTGATACAGATTCACTATTCGTTTCATTCGAACCAGTTATGAATAAATGTCAGTGGAAAAATAACTTCCTAGATAAAGAACGATTGGAAGGAATGACTAGCAAAGTTCTTATATTAGAACATAGACAAGAAACAAAATTAAATAACCCTAATGTTAAGTCGATATACATCGAAGATTTAGAAAATTTTGGTAAATTTGATATATTACCAATATTAGAAGAGATTGGAAATGGTTACGATAGAATTGTTGTTGATGGAGCTTTTGTAAAAGATAGAACCTTTAATAGTAAGATACTACCAGAAATATCAAATAAAATATACTGGAACTGGTCATGTGAGTTAGACTTTATACAAGGATTTGACCATTTTAGATATGCTAAATATTTCAAAGATTGTCTTGATACATACGCTGGTGAATATGGGGTTACTAATAAAGAAGATTTCGAGTTAGAGAGAATATCCGAATCGATTGTTAATATAGCTAAGAAGAAATATATCCAACATATATTACATGAAGATGGGATTGATTATGAAAGACTCGATTATATATTCCCAAAAGGTGTTGAACTCGTAAGATCATCAACACCATTGTTTGCTCGTGAGAAAATTGTAGATATTATCAAGTACATATTTGCTCACCCTGATGATTTCAATATCAAAAACCTATTGAAACAAGTTAAGGATTTGAGAAGAGAGTTTGAGCTTTCTGATATGGATTCAATTTCTATGCAGACATCAGTTAATAAATATGAAGAGAAAGTCTTAGAGGAGAAAGATAGGTTAGTATTTGTTAGTGGAGCTCACTTTGCCGTCAAGGCTGCTGCCTATCACAATCATCTTCTTCATAATCGTAAAGATTTACAATCTAAGTATGAATTCTTGAAGTCTGGTGTTAAGATAAAATACTTCTACTGTAAAGATACTAGGATATCACCAGTCTTTGCCTTTCAGAGAGGTTCGTTTCCTATGGAACTTGCTCCTGAGATTGATTATGATACACAATTTTACAAATGTATTCTTAGACCCATAAATAGTATTATTCAACCACTTGGACTTCCAGAAATAACCAAGAGATTGACGGTTATCATGGATATATTTTCGGGATATTAAGATTCATATCTATTACCCTTCTTAAGATTATCAATTACCCACATTGGTTGTAAATTCGTATAATGATTGAGATTATATACTTCTTCATATACACGGGACAACAATATTTCGATATATACATAAAATACCACCGGTTATTTATGATATTGACCAGAGAAATAGAAATAAAAATTAGTCAGTCTAATTATCAATACTTTGATGATATGGGATATGATATATTCATTGGTGAGAAAATACAAATACCCGTTGAGTTATTATCCAGAGGATCACACCAGAAAATAAAGTGTGAGTGTGATGGTTGTGGACTCAAGAAAGATGTAATATTTAAGAATTACGTTAAATACGACAATCTATGGGGATATTATTACTGTAGAAAATGTTCCGAAAAGAAAAGAATAACAACTCTAAAAGATAATTTTGGAGTTGAGTATCCTTTACAAAATAAAAAAATATTTGATAAGAGAACAATTACTATAGAACAAAAGAACAAAAGAAGAAATGAGAAAAGTAAGAAAATTAAGAATAACTAAATCGACTGGAATGACAGACGAAGAATTAGCTATCACAGAAGAACAAGCAGTTGATTTATTAAAATCACATGGTCTATATGACTTCCTTAGATACTTTGTCACAGAGGATGAATTTATAATGAGGTGTCAAGATGTACTGACCGAAACACAAGTATTTACGGCAATATCATCAGGAATTAAGATAAGTCAGAATTTAATCGAATGGTTCATCAAAGAAGAATTTATGTCATTAGAAGACATAAGTAATTTATCAATGACGATTTATTCATCACTAGATAAGTCATTTGTAAATTCATATAATGACTATATAAATTGGGAAAAAATGATTGTTTATTTAACATCAACCGATCAGTTAGATTTATCTAAATACATAGATATCATCGAGAGCAAAGATTTGTGGAATGTAATATCAACAACACCACTACCTATTGAGTTCATCCGTAAAAACAAGGATAAACTAAAATGGAATGTGGTTTCAATACTCAATGACTTCACAGAAGAAGAAGTTGAGGAATTCGAAGAGTACTTACTAAAAGCTAACTCAATCGAGATTGTAGATAACACAGTTAATTTAAATACACAGGAGATATATGAAACTTTTAATAAAAATGGCCTATATAATTCGAAAGAAACAATTGATGAGATTGATGATCCAGTAAATCTATCACCAGAGGAAATGCATAAATTAAAGGCTTTACTGAATATAATAATGTGATAACAAAAATAGAAATAAATAATCATATTCGGGAATTCGAAAGAATGCTTGATACGTACGCTTCCTATAAATCCTGTCTCCGTAGTTTAAAATTAAACTCAATAATGGGTATTAAATCAACACTATTTATAAGTGAGATGAACCCAAGGATATCAATATATTTAAATAATTCTAGTGAACACACAACAGGTTATATTGTGGATGCAATCTTTATAATAACTGATATAACATTTATTGTTGATGATAATCTGTACGTGGATGAGATAGAACTTAATTATGAGATATCTAATCCCAAAATATATGAGGAAGTTAAAGAATCAATAGAACAATTAAAAATATATCCTATATATTCATCGGATTAGATTACTGGGTTTGTCTTGAAGTAATTTAGAATTCAAATTCATCCCCACCAGCATCTCCACCACCAGCATCTTCACCACCAGCATCTCCACCACCAGCATCTCCACCACCAGCATCTCCACCGAAATCACCTCCGTCTCCGCCACCAGCATCTCCACCGAAATCACCTCCGTCTCCGCCACCAGCACCACCTTCTCCTTCCATACCCTCAGCACTACCAGCACCATCCGGATCACGTAACCAATATCTTTGGTTTTCTTGCTTGTCTTCGGGTGATAATTTAAGAATATGATCAACAAGGTACTCGATGTGGAAATAAGGATTACCATCCGATTTAACTACGCCAGCCATTGTTTGTAAAATCTCAGCTTTCTTAGCAAGATTACCTAATTTCTTCCACTCTTCGAATAGTTGATTAGAAATAAAGTCAATATCAATTTGATTAAGTAATTTCTCATCTTCTTTTAATTCCGGAAACTCAACTAACATCTGTAACTTCAAAGGCTTAACTATCAATTCTTTGAATATGGCTCTCAATCTCTGTATGAAGCTACTGAATTTAGCCTCATCTCTTGTTATCTCAGCAGCATCCGTAAATACATTACCACCACCATTATCATCTTGAAATCGCAACAATGGAATCTTAGAAGCTCTTTTCAATATATTGAAGAACCATTTCAGAATATCATCCTCATTCAAGTTATGTCCTTCTGGCGAAACAATTTCCATACTAGGCATCCCAGCATCACCCTCAGGGAACCAGAACTGTTTATTATATGGTAAGTGTTTATGACCATTTATTTGTAATGTACCCATAGTATCATCCCATTCAACTTCCTCTGAATAATCTTGTATCAATTGACCAATTTGTTCCTCGGCTCTTTGTCGGCCAAGTCCTTTTGTTGGTATGATAAATTTCTGATAAAGTGTAGAGTTTATCATGTTGAACATTATTTTTGTCTGTTCTATAATCTTCAATTGGTTATATGGTTTTATCAACCCCTCAACATAAGATGTCTCAGAATAATCATTTTGTGTTGAATATGATATAAATATAATCTGTGAATCAAGTAAAATTCTTCTCAATTGTGGGTCTTCCGGGAACTGAATCCAAAGGTGACCAATATTAGGCTCATATGCCGGTACTAATGTTTCTGGTGACATACGATTAAAGTGAACAATGTTCTTCTTTTTATCATCCCAAACAATCTCCATAGCTATATATCCATCAATCAAGAAATCTTTCATTAAGTTCCATGCTGATATAGAATCGGCAAAACCATAACGAGAATAAATCTTTTGAAAATATTCCAAATACTTATCTCTAACTTCTTGTGGATAATCATTTGATATCAAAGAAGCTTTACAGAAATCTTGTTCGGAATAAACAATTGCCTCATCAGCAATAGACGAGATAAAATCTCTAATTTCATCCTTTATAGAATATTCTCTCAGTATTCTTCTTTTGTCCGAGTATGATCTATCCAAATAAGGAATAGATTTACGAGCCAATACAGATGCAACCGCTTTACGACTAAAGAAATCATACATCGAATTTCCCTCAGTTGAGTACGGATCTTCATTAATACCGACACCTACCTGGTTACGCATGATCATATCATCGTAGTTCATACCCCAACTAGAAAGGTTTCTAAGAATTCTCGAAAAGAGTCCTCTATTTTCTACTGCCGAATTGACATATGAAAATTCTTGTTGATTATTATTTGGATTGTAACTTGACATATTAGTATATTAAATTATTTTTCTTTATATCTCTGTTTGTTTTACTACACAATGGTTGTAGGTTCGTGTAGTGGTTTAACTTCAATAGTTCTTCCACATTCTCACAAATCGATAATGGTGTTATATGGTCAATATCCCAACCAGAACACAATTCACCATCATAGATACCACGATTACCCCAATCCATCCAATACTCAAATTTATATTCGAGATACTTTTTAAATTCACTATATGAACATCCAAGTATTTCCTGTGTTCTCGAACTCTTAGTATATCCGTTTTCATAGAACGAATTATTAATAAGGTTTCGAACATTAGTAGTTAATTTGAAAAGTGGATCACTTTCCCTTCTTTCCTGAAGGTATTTATTTCTCTTCTCTTTATTATTTTGTTGATAATCCCTCTGATATTTCATTTTAGTTTCACGATTATCTTCATAATATTGTTTACGTTTATCAAGTATTGATTCTTTATTCTTTAAATAGTATTCCCTTTTCTTAATGGAAATTATTTCTTTATTCATTTTTTGATATTCACTATTTCTTTTTTGGTGAGATTCTTTATTCCTCTCCCTATAAGCTTTACTTAGTTCTTTCGATTCTTCACGATATTTCTTTGAGCATTCTTTACAATTCGTCCGATGTCCATCAGGTGAGTATTTATCCTTATAGAACATACTAATATCTCTTTCTATATTACATTTACTACACTCTTTCATTATCATTATCTTTTTTATCTAGGTATATATACCTACCGGAAGGTGTTTTTTCGAAATCAATCAAACCCTTCTTAACCCAATTATGTAATGTTCTCCGGGTTATGCTATATTTATCCATTACTTCTTTAGCTTTCATTGTTTGTATATATTAGATTATGTTTCTCCCTTTTTCTATATTTTTCATCATGGTCTTCCATATTTTGTATAACTCTTCTGTAATCGAGTTATGTGTCCTGATAAAGCATCATACTTCTCATTCATTTCATTCTCAACATCATAGAAATCACTAAGTACAGATTGTATTATTTCTTTATGCCTTTGGGCCTTTGTTTCTAGTTTCTTTTCCCATGTAGCCATAAGCTTATTTGGATCATATTTGTTCTTCGGGAATGATGAATACATGAACCTTGGTAATATTTCAAGTCCTATTCTGTGTATAATGTCTATCTGAGCTACATTATACTCCTGAATGGAGTATTCGAACCCAATCTTCAATAATTCAGTATACATACCCTTAAAATCGACATCGAGTAGTGTATTCTTATCAAAATCCTCTTCCCTTATAAAAGGATCGAAAATTTTGGGTCTTAATTCGAGTGGTATGAAGTTAAAATTCACACCCATTATGATTATCATATTATCCATTCTCCTATAATCACAACAAAATATAGGTGAATACCTCATCCAGTTTGAATCATCTCTATACACAAGATGGTAGAATCCACCAACTTGTATATCTTCTTTGTTAATCGATTCACATTCTTTACTCGACTCTTTATACAAGTTATACATATACTGAGTATTCTTCTTATAGTAATCAACTATATCCGTCCCAAAAACTTTCTGACTTAATTTTAATCTATCCATGAGAGGTCCCATACAGTTATATATAAAATATGATAAACTCAAAACCCAATAACAGCAAGTACCACCAAGGGAATTTCATACCAAATAACAAAGACAAGGTTATAAAACTAAATTCGGAAGGTGGGATATATTATAGATCAGGACTAGAATACAAACTAATGGTTTGGTTGGATTCGAAAAAGGAAATAAAACGATGGTGTGGTGAGTGTATGAAAGTACCTTATCAAATGACACACTACGAAAAGGGTGGGGATATAAATCTCAAAAACCACACATACTACCCAGACTTCTACTACGAATTGGAAAAAACAAGTGGTCAGATAAGTAAAGTTATATGCGAAGTTAAACCTCAAAAAGAATACGAAGATGTGATACTATTTGAGAAAAAATTATTCGAAATACCACAAAAGTCTACACCCAAGAAACTAAAAAACCTAGAATATAGACTCAAACAAGGACAAAAGAATTCAGTTAAATGGAAAGCTATGATAAAATACTGTGATAAGAAAGGATTTAGGTTCATCGTTATAACAGAGATGCACTTAAAAAGTAAGAAGTTCAATTAAAAACGGAAACTGATATCACACATATCAACCATATTCGAAAGACCACTCTCATGTACAAATAAACTACCCGTAGATTGTACTAGTTCATATAACTTATCATTGATGTAGCATATAATAGGCCGTCCAGACGTTTTCTCGTACTCCTCAGGGACTTTCTCACCTCTTGGTGAGTATATGCCATTAACATACGAAGAATGTTCATTTGGTGTGGTGTGTAGTGAGCATCCACCTGGATACACACCAGAATTTCTAACCGAGGATTCCCACCTCTGTAAATAACATTTATTCATTCTCTAAAAAATGTTTATACGCTTTATCTATACCATCTCTTAGTGAAGTCTTATACGTCCAACCAAGTTCGGTAGCTCTTGATACATCCAGTAATTTACGCGGAGTACCATCTGGCTTACTTGAATCGAATTCTACGTTACAAGTATAACCAACAACATACTGTATAAGATATACAAGATCTTTTATCGATATATCTTCACCGGTACCTATGTTAATTACGTCATTACCACTATAATTCTCAAATAAGTCTATACAAGCCTCGGCCAAATCGTCAACATACAGAAATTCTCTTTTTGGATTACCCGAACCCCAAACAACAACATTGTTATCATTTTTTTCTTTAGCCTCGTGTACTTTACGTATCAAAGCTGGTAATACATGTGAAGAATTCAAATCGAAATTATCATTTGGACCATATAAATTAGTTGGTATGACAGATATGAAGTTTGTTCCATACTGTTCATTATACGACTGACACATCTTAATACCCGATAATTTTGATAAGGCGTAAGAATCATTAGTCGGTTCTAATTCACCGGTCATTAAATACTCTTCTTTGATTGGTTGTTGACTCATTCTTGGATAAATACAAGATGAACCCAGAAATAATAATTTCTCAACACCATAAACATAAGATGAGTGTATTATGTTAGTCTGAATCATCAGATTTTTGTACATAAATTCACCCTTCTGTGTATTATTAGCCTGTATACCACCAACCTTTGCAGCTGCCATAAATACGAAAACTGGTTTGTGCTCCTTGAAGAAACCATCTACTCCAAATTGACTTGTCATATCTAGTTCTGTACTAGTCGGTGATATGATATTGTTATATCCTCTTGATTTGAGTTCTCTGATTATGGATAATCCAACCATTCCATTACCACCACATACTAAGATTTTAGAATAAGGTTTAATAACTGTCATTTATACTCTAGATAATTTATTTATATCATATTTAACCATCTCACTACACAATTGCACAACACTACACTCAGGTTCCCAACCAAGTTCATCACGAGCTTTTGTAGAATCACCTAATAACTCACATACTTCAGTTGGTCTGAAATATTTAGAGTTAATTTCAACCAAGACCATTTGTGTTTCTGAATCAACACCAACCTCATGAACACCCTCACCAACCCAGTTAATCTCAACTCCAATTTCACGAAATGACATTTCACAGAATGTACGAACCGAAATCTTTTTACCAGTTGATAAAACATAATCACCAGGTTTATCTTGTTGTAACATCATCCACATACCACGGACATAATCCTTGGCATGTCCCCAATCCCTTTCAGCATCAAGATTACCAATATACAACTTATCCTGTAAACCAAGCTTTATTTTAGCAACTGCCTGAGTTATTTTACGAGTTACGAATGTTTCTCCTCTAACTGGACTCTCGTGATTGAATAGAATACCAGAACAAGCAAACATACCATAAGACTCTCTATAATTTACTGTTATCCAATGTGCGTATAACTTAGCACATCCATAAGGACTTCTTGGATAGAATGGTGTTGTTTCTGTTTGTGGAACTTCCTGTACTAATCCGAACATCTCAGAGGTAGATGCTTGGTAAAATTTCGTCTTTTCCTCTAATTTCAGAATTTTAATAGCTTCGAGTATTCTCAAAGGACCAATTGCATCCGAATTAGCCGTATATTCTGGTGTTTCAAAAGAAACCATCACATGTGATTGAGCTCCCAAATTGTATATCTCATCAGGTTGAACCTCTTGTACAATTCTTATTATGTTGGTTGAATCTGTTAAATCACCATAATGTAAGAAGAATTTATCTTTATATTTCTCATCATCATAAATGTGGTCTATGCGTTCAGTATTGAAGGAAGAACTTCTTCTTTTAATACCATGTACAACATATCCCTTCTCTAGTAGTAGTTCACTTAGGTAACTTCCGTCCTGACCGGTAATACCGGTAATTAATGCGACTTTATTCATACACCTTCTATAAACATATTATACAAATGTTTATAGAAGTTGTATGAATAAAGTAATAACATTGATAGATTTCATATATTGGCCGAATATTATGGAGGATGATACAATACTAATACGTAAAGGAACCATCTTATCTTATAGATTGTTCTACGGAGATTACACTTTATTAAGTGAGGAATTCGGGAGTTTAGTGTTACAGTAACACACATTCAAACATTACTTTAAACCGATTGAAAAACACCGAAATGATATACTAAATGATATATTAGACTGAACGGTTTTTTACTAATTCTTTTAAACGATCCAAAGAAGAATATCTAACTAGAAGACACTCACCCTCTGTCCAAATCTCGTTAGAATCTATTGTTGTGTGTTCTTTAGGTGTTCTCGATATATTGAAATTTTTAGTATATTTCTTTAACAGGAATTTTGACTTTATGAAAAGTTCGCTCTGTTTATCCAATGCCTGTAAATCTAATATAGGAGAAACAGCTATCTCTACGTTATCAAATGGTATAATTATAAATGTCTTATCAGCTTCTATCGGTCCATCCAAATAACCAACTGTAATCATAGCAAGCTTTGGGTGGGTTGATCCAATTAAAGATTTACTTCTATCGGGTAAATGTTTGAAATCCGCATCATCTCTCAACTTAGTATTGTATTCAGTATCCTTAATCATCTTTCTCGCATGTCCACTAGAGCCC